GGCATGCCATGAGTCCACATATATACATTAGTATCAAGCAAATGAACAGAGGAAGCGATATCGAAGGAACACATTTCTCTAACATCATTATCAATAGCAAGACGGGAAAACAATTCATCTTTTGTGACATTAAGATGAGAACAAAGTTCAACAGAATAAGTTTCATAAAGTCTAGTGACAAGTTTATTAACCATAACCATACATTCCATGAGTGCCTGATAAGAATTGTGCCCATCCCATTCCTGAAAATCTCCAGCAAGAAATTTTGTGCCCTTTTCTCTAAGAAAAGTAGCAAGTCCATGACCATGAGCAAAAGAATAAATATTAGCACCTATAGACGATTGACATTTGATAACGGTTGCGACCTGAATTTTGAGGAAAAACATTAGATATTTGCGGAGAATGACAGTAAAATGTACAGGAGAAGAGACAATAGTTCGAGTCTTACCAGCAGCAACTTTTTGCAAAGGGCGCCTTTCTGATTTACACAAATCTTGCCATAAAATATGGGCGCGCTTTCCACTAGCCATTTGAGCAATACTATTATCTACAGTTTTCTTAAGAAGATCATTCATAATTCCATTTTCATCAATAAAAGCACGTTTACCAGCCTTTCCTTCACGAAGATGAATCCATGGAAGACCGGCAGAAGTAGATAAAACTAGAGGAGAAGAAAAATTTCCATCACCCTTGATAGCAACTTCATCACTAACACATGAAACAAAATCTTGTGGTTTCAACAAACCTTTATTTACACTATCGACAGCTAAATCATAATACAAATCGCAGATACTATCGGAAACATGAGTCAATCGTTCAGAATCAAATTGGCCAGCAACAGTGCCGGCCTTGGCTAAGGATTTGTAACGAACGTCTATTATTTCAGCAGTGACAGGGTCAACATAATTACCAAGGACTGAACGAGCATACTTAGGCTCTTGTAATACACCAGATATACATGAAGGACCAAAATTATGTGAAAGAACTTTGCCAGAAGTAAATTTAGCCGTACCTAAAGGAATAAATGCTCCATTTGGAACAGCAACGATACTTGGAACGTCAGTAGTAGGGGGAGATGCGAGATAACGTCTGTCAATTTTGCTAAGGGCAGCTTCAAGACGCTCTTTAGTAACAGGAACAGAAAAACCGTAACCCTTAACACCACCGGATAGATTAACTACAGAACCGGCAACATGAATCCCGGCAATTTTATTTCTAAATTTTTGATCCAAAATAAGAAGAAGTGAACCACAGTCGCCACCTTTAGTCGCAGCAACATATGCAATATAAGAAGCATGGTTGTAAACATCACCTTGTGATTCATACGTAAGTTCATGATCAGCTAAAGTAAAAGTTTTTTCAGTTGAAAGTTCTAAAGTAAGATTGTTCATCACAGAAAGATAAGCTTCCTTTTTGACTTGACGCATACCAGCTAAAATTGCACTTTTCCCGTTAACGCGGGCTAATTCATCAGAGGTAAGAAAATGATTTCTAATTGAGGGCCTAGCAGAAACAAATTTATAATCAAAACAGACTAAAGCAATGTCTGTAGGATGATTAAATTTGTCGGTAACAGTGACGACTTGACTAACGGTATCATTACTAACCTTGATCACTACTTTACCAGTAAAATCAACTAAATAAAGGGGAGCAACACCAGACATCAAGACTTTCAAGGTAGGGATAAAATGACCACAAGTCAAAAGAACAGTGCCAGCAATGAACCATCCAGTAAAATACGTTTGATCACGAACAAATTTATCAGAAACATACGAGCCGGAACAGAAAGTATACAAATTAGACATAACACGATTAGTTAACAAGACATCTGTACAATTATCAGCGAGAGCTTCAGGAAAATTTTTGACAATTCCCTCGTCCGTGAGTAAATCTTCCAAAGAATCTGGAGTAGAATTCTCTGGAGTATACAAAATTCTGGATTCAACATTGACGACACGTTGTTTTTTAGAACCAGCATTAGGATAACCTTCTTTAAAAACTGTAAATTTAGAAGCAGGAGGAACGACAGCAGAACGAACAAAAATTGCATCGGGATTATCTGAGTTTAGAGCATTGACATAATCAAGAGCGGATTGCTTGATTTCAACTTCACCATCGACAGATCCAAACCACCAGCGTTTTATATAAGTAACCGAATATTTAAGAACTTTAAAGAAAGCTCCTCCGGCAAGAAGAGCAAAAAGAGCTTGACCCAAAAGAGGTAAACAACCAAGCAGATTATACAAAGAATACAAAGCGGGTGAACGATCAGAAATGAATTGGGTCCAAGAGAAAGGAGCCCATAAATTGTGATAAAAAGCAGTCCAATAATCAACAGTTCCAAACAAATTAGTAAAAGAAGAAA